CATGAGACTATAGACCTGGCCGCCGTAAGAATCTATAACAACTGGGATTATATTCTGTCCAGTATTGTGAGCTGTTGCTATTTGATCTTGAAATTCTTTTGCAGACTTTTCATCAAATTTATTAACTCTAACAATTACAGGATTTTTTCTTAGCTCAACATCCTTTAAAAGCCCAGAAATCTCTGTAGTCCACTTCATACATACCTCAGAATCATTCTGAGATATGCAGTTTCACGATTCATTTGATTTCTATCAATCATTGCTGAGATCCTGTCTATTGCAAACTCTGTCATTGAAATTGACATATTATGGTAACCTAATAGTACGGATTCGTACCGGAAAAATGATCAGTTATATCTTCAATATCGCCTAGATCAGGAAATTCTTCTCTTAAGAGAGCTTCTACTTGAAGTCTTAAAGTTATTCTTGCCCTCTCACAGCCCTGGCATCCGCCGCCCATTTCAACCTTTATTGATTTTTTCTCATCATCAAAATTCTGAATCAAAAGATAGCCACCATGCACTCCTAGACTGGGATTGATATCTTCATCAACAAATTTTTGTATCTTATCTTTATTCATATTATCCGCACTTTGCATATCCGCAAGTCAAACAAGTGGCACATCCTTCCTGATAAACTATATTCGCTTGATCTCTGGATTCACAGCCACACGAAAGTGTTCCATTCCCCGGCTTTGTTCCATCAGAAATATATTTCTTTAAACATCTTGCTGTAACCTTTGCAAACGTGAACATATCAGCATCTCGGTCCTTCATGAGTTGCTCTACAAGATACTGTATTGGAACTCCGTGTCTCAGCGCTAAAGAAATTGTTCTAGTGAATGAGCTATAATTTGGATTATCGAATACTGATACAATATCCTTTACCACAACTTCATTCCCATCTTCGCCAAAAAGTAAGTCATACTTTGAATTCATAGTTTTTCTTGGATGTTTAACTATTCTTCCTGTTGAATATTTCTTTGGAATTTCTACATACTTTGAAAGGCCGCCTATGATTTCGTACGGTTTATCACCCATTGTTCCCACGAGAATAGTCCATCTCTCACCAGCAATAGTCGCATGATTTATTTGACACTGTAGCTCTTTCGGTCGTTTTGGAGCGTTATGATAAAAAATAGCACCATTCTCTCTATCACCTATAGACTTTTCTTCTTTAGACACAAGAACACCGTCTCGAGATCCATCTCTGTAGACAGTGACACCCTTGCACCCAAGCTTCCATCCTTGCATGTAGATGTCCTTAATGACACTAATGTCTGTATCTTTTGGAACATTTGTTGTATTTGATATCGCATGGCAAACCCACTTCTGTGCCGCAGCTTGCATTCTAATTTTTGAAATCCAGTTGATGTCATCAGATGTAGATTTATGATACGGGCTCATTTGTTCAAGAACTTCATATGACATAGTCTTTCCCTCTGGAATAGACAATGAATTCATCCACCTTCTAAACCCATGATGATATACGTCGTACTCCTGCCATGTGTCACCATTATCATCAACAAAATCTATTCTTGCTCCCGATTCTGCGGCTTGATTGATCTTTTTTCTTCTCGTATATTTTAGAAGATATGCGGGCTCAATTCCAGAAGTTGTTTGAGCCAATACAGAAACTGATCCTGCAGGAGCCGTTGTAGTTAATGAGATATTTCTTCTGCCCCACTTTTCATTCATTTGCAATAATTCTGGATCTTCCTCCCATATTCTTCTTAGGAATGGGTGATATGTTTCTTTAGAAAAATCATGAACAGGAAACGGTCCTCTTTCTTTTGCCATGATGCATGAAGATCTATACGCATTAACTGCCAGTGTCTTATAGATTTTTTCAACAACTTCTATTGATTTATCTGATCCGTATTTGATATTCAGTGCTGCAAGTGTATCTCCTACTGCCGTCACACCGAGCCCAGTTCGTCTACCATTTACAGCCTGTTCACGTATATTATTCCACAGGTCTCTTTCGATTTTCTTTACATTTTCTGGCTCAGGGTCAGCGTGTATTTTCTCTATAATCTTATCGATTTGTTCAATTTCAAGGTCTACCATGTCATCCATTAGGCGCTGAGCTTTATGAGCTACATCTGACATTTTATTAAAATTAAATCTTGAATTCTTCTTAAACGGCCTATCAACAAATGAGCTAAGATTAATTAGCATCAATCTGCATGAATCGTATGCTGATAGAATTATTTCTCCGCATGGATTAGTGGATACAGACCCAAATCCCTCATCTTCGTAAATGTCAGATGGAGTTAATTTCTTAGCTGTATCCCAGAAGAGAAGCCCGGGCTCTGCAGTCTTGTGCGCTGATTCTATTATTTCCTCCCACAGATCCTTTGCCCTGATCATCTTTTTCATCTCGGGATCATCACTATCAACTGGGAACCTTAGCTCTACATCTGTGTCATCTTCAACAGCGCACATAAATTCATCACTAAGCTTTATGGAGATATTTGCACCAGTAACTCTTGTGAGAAGATGCTTTATTTTTATAAAATCACTAATTTGAGGATGATGAACAGATATCGTTATCATTAACGCACCACGTCGACCGCCTTGAGCAACCTCTCTGCAAGAATTAGAAAATCTATCCATAAAGACTTCAATTCCATCAGTTGTTCTAGCTGCATTTGCAGTTGACAATCCCTTGGGGCGTATTGATGAAATATCAAATCCTACACCACCTCTTCTCTTTGCTATCTGGACTAGTTCTTGATCAGTTTTAAGAATTCCTCCGTAAGAATCCCACGGAGGCTCAATCACAAAGCAGTTTGATAGAGACTGAATCTGAAAATCATTTCCTATTCCAGCCATGGGGCTGCCCTGCGGGATTACGAATTTAAAATCCTTGAAAAGACCATATATCTCCTCCTCTGTCATTGGATTTTTGTATTTCTTTTCTATTCTTGAAAATTCTTTTGCGAGACGGCGATGCATGTCATCTGGTGTTTCTTCATAAAAGTTTCCAGATCTGTCACACAGAGCGTACTTTGTAACAAAGACATTGGCAGCTAGCTCGTCACCATCAAAATATTCAATGCTTTTCTTAAGAGCATCATTAAAATTTACCACCGCTCGTCCTCCACAATAATATTTACCGCTAGCCACCGTCACCGTTAACTTCTTTCCACTTCTTCTTTAAAAGATTTTTCATTGATTGAGCATCAGTTTTCAAAACATCTTCAAGAGACATCTCCTCACTATTTGCCACAACTCTGATTTTTGACATAGAAGTATCAAGCAGTACAGGATAAAGTATGCCATCTCTTCCCGCTCTATTTTTTGCTACAAATAATCTTCCGACACCCGACGATTTTTCCATCGGCTTTCTTGATAGGGATAATACAACATCTGCGACCATAGCCTTTCCATAGGCCTCAGACATGTTTTCTAGTCCCACGACTGATGCATTTGCTGCATCTCTATTCGACTGTGACGCTGTCCAGATTGGTACGTTCATGTCCATCGATAGATTTCTCAACTCCTCATAAATCAGCTTAAGTTCATGTCTAAGTGAATCATAGCGGCGGGAAGAACGCATGATATCTGCATAGTCTATAATTATCAAGCTTGGTACGAAAGACTTCAATAAAAGCTTTTCTATGTGATTTCTTATTGTCATCACAGTTGCAGATCCTGTCGGGTATTCTTTAATAATTAGACGACCCAATTCAGCTTTCTCATACACAGCAAGGACTTCTTCCTTTCTATCAATTATATCGTTGCTTGGAATCTCACAAAGATTACTATCATATCGAATACCAACAGCTCTTTCTGATAGCTCGAACGTATAGTGAATTACATTTTTTCCACGAGTTAGCGCTTCAGCTCCAAGGTTTACTAAGAAGTGTGATTTTCCAACTCCGGTGGGAGCTGTAATCACTCCCAGCTCTCCTCGTCCAAGACCTCCGCTTAAAATTCCTCGCTTATCAAGCTCTGGAATTCCAGTAGGGCATGGGAATCTTGCGATCTCAGTAAATCTGCTATCATAATCCTCAAAAAAGACATGTCCAAGAGTTGAGGGCATTCCCTTAGATATTGCATTTTTCATAAGATCAACAACAGACTCATACTTGTCTGACGCGATTAAATCAACTGCTTGCTCAAGAGCGTCCTTTAACGATTGCTTCTTGCAAAAATCAAGTGACTTTTCTTTTACATAGTCAAGATCTCCAAGATCTGGATTCATCTTAATTCTATGAAGAAATTCAATTATTTGATCTCTTAAAATTAGATCATTACCTTCACGCAGATCATCACGTATTATTGTTATGAGAAGCGGAAGCGTTGGAAATGACTTATACTTTTCGTGATAAGAAAAGTATCGCTGTGTCAAGAAGCATAAATACTTTTGTTCAAAGTATGTTGGTGTCATTACCTCGAGCATCTGTGATGCCCAGTTTTGATCAGTAATAAATGCTTGAAAAATCTTTTCTTGAAATGATTTTCCATATTGACCGAAATATGAATTCATGTTCGTCCTACATGGTTAAGTGATAAAAATAATCTATCTACGTTAAATGTCTGAATGCCCTCTCTAACAAAAATTCTCATAACACTAATCTTGCTTCTTTCTAGTTTGAAATTATCAAAAATATAACTGATTTTTGAAATTTGCTGGCTTGATAAATTTCCTGTATCAAGATATATTAGTGACCAGTTTCGCTTAATTAGTGTTTCAGACTCTGAGATATTTTTAATTGCCTTTAGATTATTACCCTCTGCTAGCAGCAATTTACACCTAGAAATTATATCCTGTATAGAAAGAATTGATGATTGAGCAAAGTCTGGAAATCTTTTGGCAAGAGTTTTAAACCCGACTCTATCAACTCCGTTAATATTATCTGAAGGATCTCCGCATATTGCCTTGGCTAGGCAAAAATTCTCTGGAGATATTCCAAACTTTTCTGTCACTTCTATTCTCGTTATTAGTTTTTTCCACGTGGGAGAGTAGATAATTGTATGATTGTCTAAAAGCTGATAGAAGTCTTTATCAGATGAGATTATTAACTTTTTATTATTCTTGAATGTGTATTTTGAAATATAGCCTATCACATCATCTGCTTCACAGTCGGGTACATACATTTGAATTATTGGTAAATTCTTCATTATCTCGACAAGCGTAGAAATTTGATGATTTCTATTCCCTACTGTATCAGGGATTTCGCCCTCTTCATAAAATCTATTCAACTTTTCAGGTCTTCTCTTTTGTTTATACTCACCGTAAATAGATCTCTTCTTAGATGATCCCCCACCCTCCCAGACTACTATCACCTTTGAAGGTTTGAACCTTTCAGAGAGATCTGCTATAGCATACATGAACCCGACAATTCCACCGACGTGCTCACCGTTTACACCAGTCGCAGGATGTGCGACAAAGTGTCTTGTGAATAAGTTTAAAGCATCGACTATTAATACTAAATCACTACTAGCTGTCTTCATTATCTTTTAGTGCTTCTGATATAGATTCAATTTCAATATATGACTCAGTATCGATATCAAGCGGATCTGTGGCAAACTTCTTTACCATCGCCTTATCTAGCAGGTCGTCTATAAATCTGCTATACTCAGGATTAGATATGATCTCATCAAACTTAGGTTTATGAAATTTCTTCTCAATAATGACTTCACCAGTTTTGGTGTCAGTTACACTTAACGTTTTCCACGACCCTGTTCCGGAAACAGCTATCTCATTTCCACCTATAATCTCAGGGCCGTGCTTTCTCAATAAATCAAATATCTGTTCGTGCTCTTTAATGCCTACACCGAAATGAATTTCAAAATTTGCAGTTCTAAACGGAGCAGCTACCTTATTTTTAATAGTCTTTGCTGATACGTGGATGCCAATCACATCATCCCCCTCTTTTATTTGCTGTCCTGCGCCTAGCTTTATTCTTGTAGTTGCATGAAATGGAATTGCCTTCCCGCCTGGTGTCGTTGTTGGATCACCAAACATCACGCCTATTTTCATTCTTGTCTGATTCAATATCACGAATAGGACATTTTGATCTCCAATGACACCTGTTATCTTTCTCATTCCTTTCGATATTGTTCTTGCCTGCAGACCTATTGTCTCTTTATCATAATCACCAAGCAACTCTGCTTTTGGAGATGATGCTGCAACTGAATCCCAGATTATTGTGACGGGAACATCCTTATCCATTCCCTTTGACTTAAGAATAACAGACTCTGCTACTTTGAAGACTTCTTCTGTGCAGTGAGTATCAACGTATACAAATCTATTGGATACATCGACACCAAGCATTTGTAGATTTTCAACTGACGTGGCGTTTTCTGTGTCAATATACACAGCTATGCCGCCCATTTGCTGTGTAGTTCTAGCTATCTGCGTGGCTATGTGTGACTTCCCTATGGACGGTGGTCCAAATATTTCAACAATTCTACCCTCTGGCAATCCTCCATGCCTTCTATTTGAGCAAATATAGTCTAATAGCTTAGAGCCTGTTGATATCCACCTCTTAACATGTGTTGGAGATTCATCTTCACTTAAGTTATATGCAACTCTAGCTCCGTGCTCTCTATTAAGAGCAATGATTAAATCTGAAGTGAAATCCTCTATCTTGTCTTTATTTTTATTTTTATTTTTAGCTGGCACTATTTGTATCCTCAAGTTCAAATATACAACAATAGCACAAAATGTTCATTGTTACAATATAAAACGAGGGGCCCAAAGAGGACCCCTCGATTAATCAAATTAGAACAAGATATTAATCTGCCATCAAGTCTGCGAATGCATCATCAATGTTTGAATATCCAGATCCGGTTCCCTGAGGTGTTTTAGCTTTATCAGTCGAAGTAGTGTTAGTACTTTTAGATGAGCTTCCTGAATCATATTCAGATTCACCATCGCCCAGCCAGTCATTTACGATCTTTGAAAGTTCATCGTACGACTTGCACTCATAGAGATCATCCATGTTCGGGATATTACTCATCCACTCTTTCACCTGTGCGGGTGTTTCAGATAGCAGAGACTGCTTGCCTCTCGGACGAACCTCAGTCATTGCCCACTTCTTTCCAGGCTGCTTAGAGCAAACTACCTTGATATCTCGTCCCTCAAGAGGATCAGTAATATCACCGTAATCTTCATCAAGCATCAAGCCAAGAAGCGCTTGGTATACCATCTTTCCAAATCCCCAGATCTGGACACCCTTATCCTCTTCGCCTCGAACAATTACGGGGGCATATGTTCTCATCTTAGGATATAGCTTCTTAGCTAGCTCATAAGATTCCTTTGATCCTTCCTCTCGAAGCTTATTGATAAGCTCCTGAATTGGATCAGGATTTCCGAACTGGTGAGGGGTTAGAAGTCCCCTCTCCTTTCCGATATTGTAATAGAACCAGAGTTCCTTGAAAGGCTGTCCCTCGTTATCTGGGAAGGAGATCAGTCGAACTGTGTGTTCCTCTCCCTCAGTAGGTCGCCATGTTAGAGATCGATTCTTGTTAGTTCCACTCAACCGATCTAGTTTCTTACGAATTGCATCAAAATCAACTGCCATTTTATACTCCAATGTTTATAATGTAGTTTTTAGTTTTTCTGTGCTAAGCACAATTTAAATGTACCCCAAAATAGGGCAATGTTCAAAATTTAGTTTATTAGTTTAGTTTATTAGTTTTTAGATTTCTTTCTCTTTGTCCTCCTCTTCTTTGAGTCTCCAGCCGTACCGGCTGCAAATGATTTTGCTTTCTTGACGATTCTATTAGGAGCGTCTGGATTGACAAGACTGCCACCTCCAAAGAAGCTAGCGTTTCGCTTAGTAAGCTTTTCATAGCTCTGCCCAGATCCAACACCAAGAGGGCCAATCCATCCTGCGATATTTCCTGATCCGACCGTATTTTGTTCGTCCTCTCTCGAGATATCATCTTCTTCTTCATCGTCTAATAGTTCTCTTTTTTTTTATTTTCAGATATAATAGATTTTATTTTCCTTCGAATTATACTTCTAAGGGCAGCTTCTTTTACAAGCTTATTTCTATCCTGATATGCGACAACTCCGCCATCCGTCTTGTATGCTACTGCAAATTCATCGTAGCCATCTAATGTTTCGAAATCAGAGTCTGCCTCTTCCTTTGAAACGACTACAGGAACTGATCTGTACTCAAATCCTGTCGGCTGTGCTGCGTGATAGGATGGATAGTCGGGATATACTGACTCTCTTATAAAACTTCTAAGCTCTTCTAAAGACATTTGCTCTCCTCCGGTCTGTGCAAGACTCTGGCGTAATTCTGATGGTAGTGCTGATGGTAATCCTTCTGGCTGACCGATATCTTCTTGGGCCGGAAGCTCTGGCTCTATGACTTGTTCTACTTCTGACTTCTCATTTAGCGCATTATACATCTGTGCTAGCCTTCTAAATGAAACGACGGGATGAAGTAAAATTGCTGTCGCACCGGGACCTCCCTCAGTACCCATGTCCTGAATGGCAGAAAAATCAACTGGGCTATATTCTTGAATTGAATCAATAGCTGATTCTAATTGTGCAGCTCCACCCGCAGACATACTAAATAAAAATCTCTCAAACGGAACTATGTCAGCAATAAATCCGCCGATTCCAGTTGTGAGATTTGAAATTATCTCTGCAGCTGGAACTGTCACAAGTTCTTCAGGGACAGCAGCTTGTGGACCAGCAGTTCCAACTGCAACTGTTGCTGCTCCAGATATCAATGAATCAGATGCCTGAATAAATGTTATTAACATTCCCTTCATTGCGCCGAGCATGTCATTAAAATGTTGGCTAACAGCTTCTCTTACCTCTGGCGGTGCATTAGTCGCCTTATCAACTATCTCAAGCCACTTTTGCTCTGAATCAGATGTGAGCGCTTCTAGGAGTGAATTCTCAGGTATCTGTAATTCATTGATAAATCCATCAGATGCTTTCTTCACTTGATGCAGTGCGAATAGCATAATTGGAATGCCAATTATTGTATCTAATAGTGGGACAGATAGCGCTGCTGACTTTGTTCCTTTTGCAATTGCGTATGCTAGACCCTTTCCTGCAATCCTTAGAGCGCTGACTGGAGAAAATTCATTAATTGTACCATTGTTCTCTAAGGCTGACACTAGACTATATCTTGAGTTATTTACAATATTGTCATCTTCAAATGTCATCTCTCTGATCCCTCTAATCTTGGGCCTCATAATCTTAAAATCTCTTGGAAGCTTTTTACTTCTAATATGGCTAGGCTCATCTCCATAATAAATATCTTCATCTTCCTCTTCTTGCTCAGGAAACATAGGAATATCTAAATAAACATCATCATACCCAGTATTTACTCTTGCAAGATAGGATGAAAATGTGGAATCAGCTCCCTGAGTTGGCCTCCCAGTTCTAAAGTCTGGTAGTTTTCCGTGACCAATCTTTTGTTTATAATCGTCACCGCCGCCCATGGCGCCGCCGATCGGGATTCCAATCCCCCTACCGGACCACACACCTTTTTCAGGTATATTATCCATAGAAGCTGCGTACTTCTTTTTAAATTGTTTAGACTTTAATGTTGCCATTGTAGCTATACTTATGGCCGTCGTACTATTAAATGCTTACCAGCCGCCAGCTTCTTCTACTTCTACTTCACCAGAACCATACGGGACATCAAATCCCATATTGACTCCTAAAATTGCTCCAATTGCTGCCTGAACGTCCTCATCATCGGGATATTTTTCTGCTATTGCTGATAGCGCATCTGCTAGAACCCTGCCCTTACTCTGTCTAGCTGTTGTGTCTGGCTCTATCGTACCAAGCATCTCATCAAAGATGGGCCTTAACTGTGCTGACAGCTGCCCAGATACTGATCTTAAGCTCTCATATCCGAATGGAAGATTCTCTGAGTCTGCTTTTGGAAGAGCTCTACCTTTGTATCTCTCAATTCTTCCTGTGATCTCAGCGGGTTCATCTCCTTCTTCTGGCCTTGTGGGGTCTGCCATGATAGAAAATGTCTTTTGATCATCACTGATCTTTAAAGTGTCAGGATTTACTCTCTCTCTAATTGCTCTTTGAAGCTCTTCTTGAATTATTCTTTTTAGCGTACTTGACTTAAATTTCATTTAATCATCTCCTGATACACATAACTATTTAGATTCACTGCTATTTACCACCAATCATCTCTAAATCTATTTCTAGCTGAAAACTTATCGCTTAGCTTATGAATACCGTTGCTTGCTGTGTCTTTAAAGATGAATGGAAGTATTGAGTGTATGAATAGTATTATTCCAAGAACTAGCAAGACTATACCTGTTCCCATGGCGAATCTCTGGTGAGAAAAATATGTTTCTCCTACTTCTCGAGGATGTTCTGTGAAAAGTGATTTAAGATATTTTATCATAATGACTTCCATATATTAAGTAATCTAAGATGTTTTATCATCTAGCTTAGCTACACCGTCGTGCTGAATGATAAGAGACTCAAGTACAACACGTCCATCCCATATTTTGTCTTGACCTTTGTGATATATGTTTTCAAGAATTTCACCGGCCTAGATGTGGAAGCAGTATCCATGTATATAACTATTACCTGCCATCTGTACCTTGTGTAGAAATGATTCGAAGTTCATCGGACGGGTAGGTTCTAATTAATCCATTGCTCTCTAGAACAACTACACCAAATCCCATCATTCCGTGCAATGCTTTCGAATACATCTTAATAATTACGCCCTTTTTAAAATAAGGTTCTTCAGGACCTTCCCAAAAAGGATAGTGACTTACAATATCACCTACTTTCACTAATAGCCTCAGAATGGAATAAATGAACTAGATGTCTTGTGAATTGCCAGTGACTTTGCTTGTTGCAATGCTAGAGCGAGCGTTGGCTCACTTCCCACATAGAATCTATTCTCTTCAAAATGAGATCCCTGAGCTAGCTGGATAGCGATCCACTCATTACATGTTAGCTCTACACCAAAAGACTGTAGAAGAAAAAGTGTCCTATGCGACACAGACATCTTCTGTAAATCTTCATTATACTTGTACATCTGCCCTAGCTTGTCCCTATGCCAGTCAGAATCTTGATCTACAAATAGCTCTCTTTTACTACCACCTATCTTTCCAAGATCGTGAAGAAGTGAAACCTTTAGAATGGAAGCCACCTCTAGCCCAAGAGACTGAGAGTCGTTTATCCCCCTAAGTGTTCCTGCAACTGAAAGTGAGTGCTCAACAAGCCCACCAGGATATGCAGAATATTGATCTAATCTTGGAGATGCGGGACACATAATTATTCTCTCTCCTAGCTCATCTAGCAGCTTATTTAAGTTATGATCTGAGAGTCGCCTGCACAGTTTATCAAATGTTTCCCAATTTGATTCCATTTTATCTGGTGATAGAGATTTTGACATCATTATTCCTTTATAATTTCAACCTTCACTGGAAATATACCCTCTAGCTTGTCAACTTTATAAGCTATATTTGTCAATTCTAGAATATTTTTATAATCTGTTCCCCCAATATCCAAGACAAGTGCATCATGTATCACATATATTGGAACAAAATTAATATTATTTTTTTGCAAGTCATCAATAATCTGTGAAAAAATATTAAAAGAGACATCAACTCCAGACGACTGTAAAAAATGATTGACTACTGATTCATGAGACTTTATCTTTCTTCCATGCA